ATGCGTATCGAACAAGAATTAAAGTTAGGCTTCAAAGATGTACTATTTCGTCCTAAGCGTTCAACACTGAAAAGTCGCTCTCAAGTCGAATTAACCCGCGAGTTTACATTTAAGCACAGCGGTCGTCAATGGTCTGGTACACCTGTAATTGCAGCTAATATGGATTCTGTTGGTAGCTTTGCTATGGCAAAAGCACTTTCTGAGCACGGTGTAATGACTGCGATTCATAAGCACTACACAGTTGAAGACTGGGCTGGCTTTGTTAAAGAGAACGATGCATCTGTTCTTAAGAACGCAATGGTTTCTACTGGTACTTCTGAAGCGGATTTCCAAAAGACAAAAGACATCATGGCATTAACAGATGACTTGATCTTTATTTGTGTTGATATCGCAAACGGTTACTCTGAGCATTTAGTTCAATACGTAGAAAAAGTACGTGCTGAATTCCCAGACAAAGTGATCTCTGCTGGTAACGTCGTTACTGGTGATATGGTTGAAGAACTTATCCTAGCTGGTGCAGATATCGTTAAAGTAGGTATCGGCCCTGGTTCTGTATGTACTACACGTGTTAAAACAGGTGTTGGTTACCCACAACTTTCTGCAATCATTGAATGTGCGGACGCAGCACACGGTCTTGGTGGTCGTATCATTGGTGACGGCGGTTGTTCATGTGCTGGTGACGTTTCTAAAGCGTTCGGCGGCGGTGCTGATTTCGTAATGCTTGGCGGTATGCTAGCAGGTCATGAAGAGTCAGGCGGCGAAGTTATCGAGCAAGACGGTAAGCAATTCATGAAATTCTACGGAATGTCTTCACAAAGCGCGATGGACAAGCACTCAGGTGGTGTTGCTAAGTACCGTGCAGCTGAAGGAAAAACCGTACTATTACCATACCGTGGTACTGTTCATAATACGATTTCTGACATCCTTGGTGGTGTACGTTCAACTTGTACATACGTAGGCGCGGCGCAGCTTAAAGAGCTAACTAAGCGTACTACTTTCATCCGAGTACAAGAGCAAGAGAACAACGTTTACGGTAAAGAGTGATAACTCGATACCTCGGAAAAACCGAATAATGAAAGGTCGCATTTAGCGGCCTTTTTTTTGGCCTAAAAATGGCTAATGACTACAAAATGACTACGCAGATCCAAGTTTTTATTTTCCATATTATTCAAATGTGAGTAATTATGCACATTTAGTGAATTACTTAAAAGTAGCTTAAAGGGTTCTTTGTAATGGCATCACTTAAATGATCTGGTGCAAAGTGAGCATAACGCATGGTCATTTGGATATCAGCATGACCAAGAATGTCACGAAGAACCAAAATATTACCGCCATTCATCATAAAGTGACTTGCGAAAGAGTGGCGTAAAACGTGAGAGGCTTGGCCTGCTGGTAAATCAATATCAAGTTTATTTCTTAATATGTAGCAGAAAGGGGTATAGCACTCTTCAAACAACTTACCCGATGTCGGTTTATGGATTTCGTTATACAACTCTTCAGTGATTGGGACAGAGCGAATTTTCTTATTCTTTGTATTGGTATAAGTGATCTTGAATTTAGAAAGCTGATTGCCAGTTAATTGTGCCGCTTCATTCCAACGCGAGCCTGTAGATAGACATATTTTAACAATTTTAAGCATATCTTTACGTTTATGTTCAGATACTTTTTGAAGTAGATGAGCAATCTCTTCTTTTGCTAAAAAGCTCATTGGTCTTTCGTGATCTCGAAATGGCTTAATACTTTCTAATGGGTTTGGGCCTTTCAATTCGCCCAGCTCTTTAAGCTTTTCAAATACTGCTTTAAAACGAGCCAGTTCAGAATTTAATGTCGCAATACTTGGTGTGCCTTTTTGCCATTTTCGGTCAACAAAGTTAATTTCACCAGCCATACGTTTACGGCGAAACTCTGCGTAAATCTTCGCGGTAAAAGTTGAGGCTACAGGATTACCCATGGCTTTTACCATGTGTCCAAATTTTTGATAGATAACTTGACCATTAGATAGGTTTACGCCATACATAGAAAACCAAATTTCAATAAGCACGGATAAACGGCGGTTTTCAAGTTTATCGCCTTTCCACGGTTTTTTTTCTATTTGTTTTAATGTGTAGTGCTCAAAAGTAGTGGCTTCACCTTTAGAGGTAAAACGTTTACGAATGCGCTTACCTTCACGACCGTTCGTGTAGAAGTCGGCGAGCCAAGGTTTCTTTGAATTGTCTTTTAAGTTGCGAATAGCCATGAAATTACCTTTGCACTGTTTTTATATACAGTACAAAGGTGAACAGTGAAAAGCAATGTTTAACATTCATTGTTGCAAACAAAAGTTTGAGCAATATAAATAAATTCAAAGAGAGCTATTTACACTAAGATAAATACCTTTATTATGGCGAAAAATATTATAAAGGTGGCTAGTAAAATGATTAATGCATTACATATTCCAGGTGAACGTAAGTATTGGTTTGTTCGTTCAGGTAATGATGGTGGAAAGTATTTTCGGAATTTTAAAGAAAATAATGTTGTGGCACTAGGGCATGCAGATAATGCAGAATTAGATATTGAGAACAATACAACTATTTCTGATACCGAATTAGAGGCAATCATAAATGGAGCTAAAAGGTCTTATCAAAGAAACGAGGACTCGAGGTCATCTATTAGTAGTAAAACAAATCAATTAAAACGCTTTTTAACTGAAATTAAAAAAGACGATATTATTATAACAGTTACTTCTGATCGTGTGTTAGCAGGAAAAGTAATCTCAGACTGTTATTATTCGACAGAAATTTTAAGTACACCTGATTCAGATGATGTTAATCAGTCTAAAGATTGTAGATATGCTGTAAGATATGATATGGATTGGGGGAGTACAAAAAAAAGAGATATGCTACCTTTCGTATTAGAGAAGAGCTTTAAGTATACTGGCTCTGTCTTAAGTATTTCTGATGATGAGCAGATAAAAGCATTGAACCATTGGCTGTTTCCTATCCACTATGTTGATAATCAGGTTCGATGCTCATTGAAAATAAATTCTCAGAATGAGCTTTCTAATAGACAATTATCTCGTCTATCTTCAATATTTGATGAAATTGAATTGTTAGCAACATATATTGAAAGCAACGAAAGTAATTTTAATTTTGATGGGTTTATAGAGTACTCTAGTGAACAGGCTGATAATTACAATTATACGCTAACAGCTCAACATTTATTTATGTCACCGGGACATCAGTTTTTACAACTTTCTGGTTCTGATACAAAAAAAGCACTATTTGCTATAATTTTTGCTGCATTATTTAATACTCAAGTTGCATTTGCTGATACTGATTCTTCAGCTTATGAAAATATATCTTCGGAGGATATTCAGCTTATAGTTTCTCGATATAAAGAAGTTAATAGATTTGAAGCAATTTCTGATTCTTTATCTATTAACTTGCCAACTGAAGATGTAAATCCTGGTATAAATGAATATGAAGAATCATCTGAAGGTGGATTAGAAGTCGATGATCTTGAAGATGCGGAGCCTGATGATAGTGTTATGCTATAATTAGAACGCTAAATGTATTATTTAATTCAAGTAGGTAGATCTATGAGAGCATTTCTCAATAGCCTTTTAAATAAGGCAGAAAGAATTCATTATCTTGTTCTTAGTATTGCTCTAATCTCGGGTGGTTTTTGGACTTGGACTACATTTGATATATTGAATCAAAAAGAAGCAGCTCAGAAGCAATTAGAATCGACAAATAAAAATTTAGAAAAAGCGAAGTTGGAACTTACAGAACTTAAAGCTAAAATTGATGGTACTGATTCTAGTTTTATTAAAATTGAAACAAATGTAACTAAGCTTGAAAGCGGAAAGTTTGGATTAATTGTTAATGTTTTGGTTCAAAATACAGGAACTAATGATGTAAATATGCTCTGGGATAAGTCTCCGATTAGCATTCATAAAATGGCTAATAAAACAAGTGATATAGTTGTTTCTGAAAAAGCGCTATATCCTAAAATTTACAGATATAGTAGTGGTGCAAAAACGTATCTGAAAAATTTATTTTTGTTTGTTGGAGCTAAAAAAGAGTTATCATTTTATGTGGAGTTAGAAAAAGAAGGATTATATTATATTATATTTGAAGCCAAAACAGATAAAGAACTCTCTGATAAGGTGAATAATAAAACTGGTGGGAAAAATGGACTATGGTTCTCATCTAAGTATATTTATGTAAAAGATAAAAAATAAATTTTATAACGAAAGCCCCATTTCTCGGGGCTTTTTTATTTGCCAATCTCAGCCATACCTTCAATTGCTTCCAATGCATAAGCAAAGCAAGCGATTACCACAATGGCGATCATTATTAATTTTATGATTTTGTTCATTTTGTGCCTTTACCTAAGATAGTTGATTTCTTTCGAGGAGATGGAGAGTTGATTGATTTCGCAATACTTACAGCTTCTTTCATATCCCGAATAAAATCAGGTACATTCTGAGTATCTGCTTTACCATCATGGAAACTGAAGAATGAGGATGCTAATTCTAATTTAAGTTTTGTCTTATCTTCATCGCTTAAACCTTCCATATAACTAGGCATTGAAATAATTTGAGTTCCACGCTGGCGATAAAGATTTTCTTTTGTTCGGTGTGATGCAGATTCTTTTAATAAATAAATAGCTGGAGTTGTTAGTAAAATAACAGATAAAAATCGTAGGGCGAAAATTTCAGTCCCAAGTGCTTTTAATTGAGTGACATATTCAGGCGTTAAATCTTCTCCAAGACCTAAATAATCCTTGAATAAAAAGCCTAATAAACCTATTGCAGCAAATAAAAATATCATCCCATAGAATCTTAGCTGATTTGCTGATTGTTCTTCTTTTGTTGCTTGAGTTAGGTAAGCTTCACCTTCTTTAACTATCCCAAGTTTTTCAAAATATGAATCAATTGTCGTTTGTTTAGATGAAAATTTATTGACCTCTAAATCAATTCTTTGCTGTATTGCTGATACTTCTTCTTCAGTAGCAATTTTAAATTCAGAAATGCTATCCTGTCGATGCTTTCTAAAAGTATTAATACGCTTGCTGTACTCTTGATTGAGATTATATATAGCCTCATCTGAGGCCTGTTTTATTAATTTAGCTTGTTTTATTTTCTCGTCATTAAAAACAAGGGTGTCATTATCCATGCAATATTCATAAAAAGGATCTAATATCTTAGATATATTTAGAAGTGGTTCTATTATTGTGCTGTTGGGGTAATTTCTCGCAATGTAATCTTCAAGAGTACCTAATTGTGTAAATATATTTTTTATTACTTGAATCGATATATGTCTCTTTCCTTTTATAATCGTTTTTTTCATGTTATCTAAATTGTAAGTTAATATTGAAGTAATATCATTTCTAATTAATCCTTTATTTTTTAGCATATGATTATCAAGGGTTTCAATACTATGTAATAGCTCATCAATACTATGTAATAGCTCATCAATATTAATAAGGTCTAGATTTAATTGAATGTCAATGTTGTTTTCAGGAGCGTTATTATTTTTACTCTGTACCGAAGTAACCATTTTTATACCTTAATTAACTTACAACCAACCAAAGCCTTTAGCCATTAAACTTGCTAAACCCAGACCTGCAATAATCAGAGCGCCAAACAATGTGCGAAAATCAGTGCGTTGATGATTACGCAGTTCTTTTATATCAGTCTTTATATCGCCAATATTAGTTTTGATATGGTCAACATCAGATTCTAATTTTGCTATTCTTGTTTCCAAATCACAGTCTCCTTTATCATTGCAAAAAAATAATGCGATATACTATGAAAAGAATACAAGCTTTATTGTTCCAGCTATGAGAACACTTAATACTAAATACATTAAACGAACAACGTGGTTAAGAGAGCTTTTTACTTCTGATATTTCAGCTTTTAGTTTACCTGTTTCAGAAGATATTTCAGTTTTTAGTTTTCCTGTTTCAGAAGATAATTCACTTTTGAATTTACCAGCTTCGGTAGATAGTTCATTTCTTATTTTTCCAGTTTCAGTGGAAAGTTCATTTCTTAATCTTCCAATTTCAGTAGAAATTTCATGCTTTAAACTTCCAAGCTCTTGAACTGTTTGTATTTGAAATGTAGATAAACCAACTTTAACCTCAGCAATGTCTTTTCTGAGATCTTTTATATCGGTTTTTATGTCATTGACATTGGTTTTAATATTTCCAATATCAGATTCTAACTTTGCTACTCGTGCTTCCAAACCACTCCCTCCATTCCCATCACCAGTTCTATTTTTTTGTAATTTATCTGGATTAACAACATATAGATTGCTCATTATGCCATTCCTTTGTTCGAAAAGTAATCTAAGATCACTAAGGCTGCTAAATGATGAATATGGCCACAGTTTTGGCACATTAAAGGTAATGTTGGTGTTTCCATGATTTTATTGGAGCTAGAGTTATCTATAGATATTTGATAAAGGTTTAAAATAGAGAAACTAATGTCATTATCTGGTGTAACTAACAGTGCAGGTTTGTCGATATTTTGGCAGCAAGAACATTTATATTTAGATAGTCTGTCTTCCAAAAACTCATCTGCTAACTCTTTGGTTAAAAGGCCTATATGCTTCATCACTCTTTCCCCATCACCATAGCCACACGACCAACCACCTTAATATCATCTTCTTCAACATTGATAGTTGAGCCATTAAAACTGATCGCTAACTTCTTACCCGGTAGACGTTGTAGTTCGTTGATCGAGAACGAGCCATCGATATCAATTAAGTATTTACCTTGGTTTGCTTTTGTTTCATTTTTATCTACGAAGTAAGAAGTTTCATCATGCTCTAAAAGGATTAGATCATCGCTCCCAATTTTCTCTATGAATGCTTTATCAAATGAAAGCGTTCGTAATTCAACTAATTCACTTCTTTGAATGGTAAATAATGGTATTGATAAACTCTCTTTTGAAGTTTGTTCTTCTTTTGAGGGAAATGGTTCGCCTTTACCCAGAGCAAGGTATTCAATTGGCACACCTGTAGCCAAATGTAGGCGAATAATGACTTCGAATGGAGTTAATCCACGTTGATGCCATGTTGATATCGTCCCTTTTGGGATTCCTAAAATAGAACATAGAGATAAAAAATCACGTGATTTTGTGATCTCTTTCATCCTTTCTGTAACTTCTCTACCTGTAATGTACTCGAAAGGCAGAATTTGTTCTTGATATTCACTCATAAGAAGTCTATATTCACTCAAAAGGTGGTGAGGGGCAACTCAGCACATTATTAAACATTCAGTAACCCAAAAGGATACCACTATGAATAACCCTTTGTCATTTCAAGTAGTTATTCCTGTGCCATTTATGACGTATAAGGAGTATTCCAAGTTTTCTGGAATCACTATTCGTACTCTTAAAAGCTGGCAACAGCAGGGAAAACTTATCATTAAGAAAAAAGATAAGCCTCGTGAAACCCCATTAGTAAACGTAATTGCAATGCAAGAGCTTGCTACTCGTGAAGCTCTTAGCTACTTGGGTTAACGCTATGGCTAACCAATCAAACCCAAATGAAACAACAACATTGGAAATCATTGTTGCAATAGTAGTTCTGGTTTCCCTTGGTTTTGTCATTTGAGTATCGGACAGATAGAGGATTAGCTCAATGTGCGATTTACGTGAGCCTAAACAAAATGCTTTTGACAATGCATGTTACGCATTTGCAGATTCAGAAAACATGGAACAAGTAGCAAAGCAGTGTGGAATAAACCCAACAATGCTACGTAACAAGTTAAACCCTGAACAACCGCATAAGTTAACAGTAGGGGATTTAACCGCGATTACGGAAGCAAGCGGCAATTACTGCATCATTAATAGTGTTTTGCTTAGTCTCAATATGGTTGGCGCAAAAGTCGATCCAAATGCAAACCAAGAAACCTTAATTAAACGAGCTTTAGAAAATAGTGTTCATGCCGGTGATTTATCTCGCCTTGCATTAGAGAACGGTGACGAAATTCGTTTACCACGTTCTAAGCGTAATGAGCTGTTAGACAAAGCACATAAAAGCGTTAGTAACTTGGTGTTGCTAATGAATGATCTTGAAAACAAAACATCCGGCTTATCACCGTTTTTATCTATGAGTTTAGATTTCGTTGTAAACGGCGCACCAATACCGGGTTTATCGTGAGGAACAAATCATGTCTCAATTAGTACAAGTATCAAATCCTGTTCCATCAGCACAAGAAAGCATTAATACGTGTAAGGCTCTTTTCTCTACAGGGCATAAACGAAATCAAATCAAAATAGCGTTTAACTCTTTGACTGTTCGTGCTCGTGGAATGATTTGTATTGCTGGCGGATTACCCGTTGCAGATTGCCATCGTAGTTTTGAAGACTTTAACGATATTGAATTACAAAAGATTCGTCGTGGCTTGCTTGAATTGAAAGGCATCACCAAGCGCTTTGATACCAAAGTCGGTGATGTAAGCAAGTTAAAACCAAGCCATTTCCAAGCCTAATTAATACCTAGCCAACCTTTGCCCCTGTAACAGGGGGCTTTTTTTGTACCTAAATTTTGTTTATTACACAGGAATAATGAAATGAATGACTTAAAAACAGCAGAGCAGTTTTATCAAGCATCACTGGAAAACCTCAATAAAGCGAATGAACTGCATGAAAAAATGGAAGCAACAGAAAGAAAAACGGTAGCGTTATTCTCTCGTTTTATTGATGGAACAAAATCTATTTCTGGCGATGTTGAACTTGTAGCGAAAGATAATCTTAAAGCTATCCAACAGCGCGATGTATTGGCAGTGATTAATTCAATTACTGCTATGACGTTAGATATGCCAAAACCGTACCTTGCTTATTGTTCTGTGAGTTCAGCAGCAACATCATCGTTCTATCTTGTTGTTTGGGTGCCGAGTGATAAAAAGGGTACACCCGCGCTGTTGGAGGTAAGTCTAACGCTTGATGAATCATCAGTACTTGAAGATGCTCTTTCGTTAGAAAGCCAGTTGGCTGAATTCATCATTAAAGCAAAAGACAACGCAGAGGTAACGGCATGAGTAAAGATAAATTCTTAGCAAAAATGGCGATTGCTTATATGCAAAATCATGATCATGCACCTACAGAGTACCAGTTAAATGATTGGTCTGAGTTGTATGTTGTTCTTGAAAGAAAGGGGAACTAATCATGCTTCGTTTCTTAGCGGTAATCTTAAACAGTGGCGGTGGTGTTGTTCGTGATACCAAGTCGAATGAAATTCAAATGAAAGAGCTTGGCGAGTTTGAATCAAAAGAACTTGCTATTGATAACGCATGTGAAAGCTTAAAGTGTGAACATGTTACTAAGGGCATTATTGTTAGAGGCAATAACACTGGTGGCTATATGGTTTGTGATACACAGGAGTTTGCAGAGTTATGAATATGATTGAATGTACTCAAAAAGTAGAAATGTTATTGGATGAAGTGCTAAAAGCACCAAAGACACGTGAAGAGATAGAAGCGTTGTTTCAAAAGTTAAAGAAAGAATTATGGAGTGAAAAAGTTATGCCTACAGAAGTACATATCGCAATTCAAAAAGCGGCAGGTAAAGCAATTAATGTAGGCATGAATAATGTTATTTATAGAGATCTTAAGGTTTTTCTTTCAACAGAAAAACCGAATCAAACCCTTTTACTGGGCCGCTCTCTTTGAGTAAGTCAACTAAACCAAAAGATCCAAATTCTTGGGTTAGTTTAACTAGTTGGCCTAATCCACCAACGGTGATGGTTCTGTATTCTTCTTTGCCAGCAGCACCAATAATGGCTGCTAGATACTCAGGGCCATCGGTTTCACATTCATTAGCCTTAAGCCATTCTTCAATTTTGTTGTCGTTTGGTAGTTTGTCTTCTGGATTAACTAATTTTGTTTTCATATTTACCAACTGTAATTAAATTATGAAGTTATCTTTTACCACAGAAGAACAACGTGCAGCCACTAAAGCTTGTTTAAGCTTTGGTGGTTTGTGCGTATTCCCTCAAAAGCCAAAAGAGATCCTAACGCTTTTACCTGATACATCCGTCAAAAACAAAGAACCTGATGATATGTCGATTGTTGAGCGTAAGCTTTATCTAGTTGATAGAGTAAATCACGAATGGCGCCGACAGTTCTTTTCTGGCTTACCTAACTATTTAGCAAGGTACTTTGCTGATCGCTATATCTCAATTTTCAAAAAAGAGGGTCGTGCAAAAGCGGCTAAGTTCTTAACAGAAAAGATGGGTGATGAACTGCAGCGCCGTGTAAGTGTTGTGCTTTATCGTTACCGCCACCTACCAACATACAACAAGATTAAATTGATGAGTGAAGACACTGATCAATCTGATTTTGATGAAGTGCCAAATATTGGCCAGCTTGAATTTAATCTTGAAGCAGTTAAAGCGAAAAAACCAAAGTCTCGTTTACTTGCAGAGCTTGAGTTGGATGAGATTAAAGATATGGCGTTTAAAATATCTAAGATCATACAAGACCGTTTCACTCAATTAAGTATTGAGCATAACGGTGAAACAGATAAAGAAATTGATGCCGGTATTATTAAAGTATTTGAGGGTTTAGCTACATTAACTTATAGCTTTGGCATTGTTGCGCCTCATAAGAAAAAGAAAGTTCTTACTGCAGAAGATGTCTACAGCGATATTTTCAGAATGCAGGATGAAAAATGGTGGCGTGGCCGTTTAGTGAAAGCGCGTAAAATCATGCGTGAACATTTGGCCATAGCTATGGGGCAGGTATCAAAACGTGCCTCGGCTTATTGCTCTTATGATTGTGTTCGTGAACACCAAGAACAGCAAAAGCGCAATTGGGATGCAATTCAAAACAAAATCCTCATCGATGAAGAAACCCAAGAAGAATGTGAATTAAAAGACATGGTTTTAAAAAGCGTGTCGAATCCGGCTATTCGTCGTCATGAACTTATGACAAGAACTAGAGGCTGTGAAAATATCGCAGATGAAATGGGGCTTTGTGGTTTGTTCTTAACGTTAACGACTCCGGGTAAATATCATAACAGTTACCAACGTGGCGGATTTATTCCTCATTGGAGTGGTGCAAGTCCTCGTGATGCTCAAATCTACTTAAATGGAGTTTGGTCACGTATTCGCGCTAAGTTAGGCCGTGATGAATTTCGTTGGTTTGGGATTCGTGTTGCTGAACCGCATCATGATGGAACACCACACTGGCATTTGCTTCTATGGTGTAAGCCTGAAGATAAAGCTGAGATTATTCGCATCTTCATCGATTACGCGACGAAAGAAGACAAACAAGAATTAATGAAAAGCGGAGAGTTTGATCACTCTGCGCGTTGTGATGTAAAAGACATAGACCCTGAACAGGGCTCTGCTACTGGCTACATTGCCAAATACATTTCTAAAAATATTGATGGCTATGCGATGGATGATGCGGTTTCTGATGAAACTGATAAGCCAATAAAAGACATGGCCAAGAATGTCAGTGCTTGGAAAAGCCGTTGGAACATTCGTCAATTTCAATTTATTGGTGGCGCACCGGTTACTACTTACCGTGAATTACGCCGCTTGGCCAATCTTGATAAAGCTTCTTATATGGATTTCTTACATTCTCAAGAACGTTCACAGTTATTAACTGTTTATCGCTCGATGGTGTTTACCCATGTAGGACCACAACAACCAGATGCAGCATTTACTAAACCTGACTTAATGAAACGTTTAGGTGATGCTTATCAACCAACGGTTACCCATCCAAACGGAAGTGTGATTAAAACCATGCGTTCTGCTGATGAAGGAAATTGGCAAGGTTACATCATGGGGCAGGGTGGCCCATTCGTTAAGCGTGCCGCTTTGATTGTTCGTAATGCTTATGAAGAGCTACCGTTTTCTTCTCGTTACTCTGAAACCATCCGTAAGGTGGAAGGGATACTTGCAGCTGGTGAGTTTATCAAAACTCGCGTAAGAACATGGACGATTCAAAACAAGGTTAAGAAATTCGATGAACTTGAAGCGGAGGCTCTTGCTCTTGATAGCAGCGCAGCTGCTCCTTGGAGTTCTGTCAATAACTGTACGGACGATCCCGAAAAGGATCAAAAAGGACAGGTGAGCGATAAGCTATCTAAAATACTAACGCCTTTAGGTAAAAAGCCTGAATCCCTTGATGAACATGCACTTAACGCATTTATGAAAGGCAGCTCTTTGAACCTCAATGATGGTCGTAAGGTGAAAATACGTTCAGGTTATGTGGATGAAGAAGGGAACGTTCGCCCACCAGAACTGATGGAAATAGAAAAAGAGCCGGAAGATTTACGATGGCTTGATTTTAAAGGTTGGCCAGAGCCACCAAACGAGTCAAAAACTGACGAATACCAACAACCAAACCTCTCAATCTTCCCCGAATATGAATTTGGTGATGATGAGTGGCCGTTAATCTAAGGAATATGTATGTCTGCAATTGATCCTGTAAATGAAAAGAAAGTATTTGAAGCAATGATCATAATGAAAGGCCATTTAGAAGAAATAGGCTTGAACGAACATGAAAGAATAGTTCTTCTGAAGAATTTAGCGAGCCATGAAGAAACGACATTAGACCGTAAAAATGCAGCAACAGCTATGTTTGCGGCTTTACGTAAAATTGGGGTGTAAATCACACTGTAGAAACCACTGTTTATTTATACAGTGAAATACTGTATTCTTATACAGGTCAAATGGTTAAGGCGTGGCAATGCTATGAATAATAAAGAATTATACCTAGAAGCAATGGAATTTATTTTAGAGGGTACTGCGCTCAGTACTCATGGTGAAAGCAAAAGTGGCATTGCTATGTATCTAGTAGGATTAGTCGTTGCTGACCAAAAAGAAGAGTTGAAGCCTGAAAAGATGGACGCTCTACGGATGATTATCCAAATGGCTGATGAAGCTGAATCACAAAAAATGGCCCTCTAGTGTGAGGGCTTCTTTTTGTTTATAAGATAGAAAGTTCTAACTGTAATTCTTTGCGCTGTTCTGGCGCTAAACCTCTCACCAATTCAATAGCCATTTGAGAAGTTGTTTTTGCTGAAGGGCTTAAAGTATGGCTGAAACTCAAATTCATCACATAAGTATGGCCACACTCGGGGTCACTACAACTGCAATATAAGTCTGAATAACTCTCTGAAATTCGATTGGTCTTTTGAATGCGGCTTTTGTTGCCGCATTCAGGGCAGAATACTCGCATAAAAACATCCATTTGATTCACTAACTGACATTTTAATTATAAATCAAATTACTGGTTTTTTATACAGTGACCAACCTATTGATGATTTACTTAATTATCAATAGGTTAATTAAAATGATATAGATCACAGTATTGTTATGAGGTGAGTTATTTAATAAGGATATATGAGAATCTCGTTTAAAAATATATTTAGTTCAAGGAATGAGGTTTGATAATGCAAGGAACAATTATAAAGCAGATAGATGATATAACTGTGTTAGTAAGCTATAAAAAAAATGATAAACAAATGGAAAGGGTGATGAGATTATCTAATATAAATTGTCTTAGAAATCAGGATCTAAAAGGAGCTAAGGTTTCTTTTTCGTTAGATAATGTAGATGCGTATGGCCGACTTTTGTTTTAATTGATATTGGTGATTTATGTGTAACAGCAACAGCAACAGCAATCAGTACATAACAATTATTATTAGTGTGCTGCTTTCTGGCTTAGTTTCTTGTGGGACTGCTTTTTTTACAACTTCATACCAAACAGAACAAATAATTAAGCAAAAGACATATGAAAATAAAATATCTGCATACAATGAGTTTTTATCGAAAATTAATAATGAGAAGTATTCAAAAATAAACTCTCTTTTTTAATTAATAAGATGTTAGATAATTTAACTGTGGATGAAAGCATACAAAAAATAGAAGATTCTATTTTTCTTCTCTCTAAAGAACAGGAGTTTTTATATATATTAGATAACCACCTTAAAATACTTAGTTTATATGGCAGTGAAAAGGTTAAAATTTATTGTAGCGATATACTTTCTGTATATTTAGATAATGAATACAGCGTAAACTGGGATTATCATTCAGAATTCGTTAGAAATACAAGGGATGACTGGGTAAATAATGATGGGGTTATTATTGGATGGGAACGGAAAGTTACCGATGAGACTAGAGCAAAGTTTGCTATTATTTCAAGGCAGTATGCAGAGTTGATTAATCAACTTAGTATAGAGCTTAAAGAAGGTATCTAGAAAACTAGTAAATAAATTTAAACTTATATTTAAAAGGGGAATAAAATGACAAAGGGAAATTTAACTTCAAAAAATCATAAAGAAATGGAAAGTTTTTTATTTATGGTTTTAGAAGGTTATAAAAATAGTGATATATCTAAATCTGAAGCTATGAATGGTTTAGCTCATGTAATGGCTGCATTAGATCTAAGGAATACACAAGAGGCTGTTTCTTGGTTTAACCAAAATGACTTACAGTTTTTTAAAGACCCAACGAAAAAAAATTCATAGGTAGTAATTTTAGAGTTATATTTTTACTATTACAATAAACAACTCTTTCCCACGTAAATCGCACTCCTCCTACCCACCTGCGGCCTAAAACGAACACTTTTTTTTGCAGTTTTAAGTTCTTCATTTTTGGGGCTGGTGAGTAGGGTGGTAATTAGCGCGAGAGCCCTTATCTATTGGGCTCTCAGCGTATGTGAAGGGCAAAGAAATACTTAATTTTGTGGGATTTCAAAACTGAAAAATTGAAATTATTTTCACGTTATTTCAGTAATAAAGATCTCTTAATGATCTGTTTGGTTTTTCTAACTCTTTGAAAGTATGTAGATTGTTGTGTTTTACGTCATGATTTAAAAGATCTTGTGTGATTTATAAATGATCTCGTAATCAGTTCTAAAGCGTAAGCGCTTAACTAACCACACATATCAATATTAAGCATGCTTTGCCATAGTATCTTTTTAATCGGAGGTATTATGAATCAACAAAGTAAGCGCGACCATTGGGCTAATATTTTAGATCAACAGAAAGAGAGTAACCTATCTATCAAGCAATTTTGTATTGATAATGAAATAAGCTACCAAACCCTTTATTACTGGTCAAAGAAGCTCAGCGAGTTAGAAGTCACAACAAAAATTCACCCCATTATCGTGACAGAGCCAACACAAGAGCCGTCAAATATTGTGGTGCTGACATGTAATAATGGCCTTCGTGCCGAGTTACCAGCAAACCTTAATTCCAAACAAATAAAACATTGGGTTGATGCATTGCAATGATACAGTCAGGAAAGGTTTACCTCGTCGTTGGCGTCACCGACATGAGAAAATCCATTGATGGCTTATCACTCATTGTCGCCGAAACGCTGGAAATGGACCCATTCAGTGAAGCCTGGTTTATTTTTTGTAACCGCAATCGAGATAAACTCAAGATCTTGTTTTGGGATACCAATGGTTTTTGGCTTTATTATCGTCGCTTAGAAAAAGGGACGTTCAAATGGCCAACTCCCAATATTGATGGTGCGCTCCACATTAGCAGACAACAACTCAACTGGCTTTTATCTGGACTGACTTTAGATCATGCTAAAGCTCATAAGCCGTTATTTAACCTAGAAGTGTGATCGCTGATAATGATCATCAAATTGGACTTGAACGATCCTTTTTCGATGTCACACTTAGGGTAATTAAACAACCTTGAGCTAAAGCATGACCGATCTTCCTAATGATATTGAGCAACTAAAAGCGATGCTACTTGAGCTTCATAATCAAAATGAAGCCAAAGAGAAGCTGCTTGTTGCCAAGCAAGAAGAAGTCGCTGAATTAAAAACTCAAGTTGCACTCTTGGTTGAGCAATTAAACCTAAATAAATCCAAGCGCTTCTCATCGCAAAGTGAAAAAGTACCAAAAGGTACTTTCAATGAAGCTGAGCAGCAAAACTCGCTCCCTAAATCGAATGATGAGAAGAAAAAAACAGGTCGCAAGCCTCTACCAAAAGAGCTTGAGCGTGAGATACACAAGCATGAACTCAATGCACCTTATTGTGAATGTTGTGATGAACCATTGCATGAATGTGGCGTTGAAACCTCAGAAGAGCTTAAAATTATTCCTCAAAAGGTCACTGTCATTCGCCACGAACGCACTAAATACGCTTGTCGCCAATGTGAAAAAACGCAAACCCAATCCAAAATTATCACCGCACCAAAGCCCGCTAGTATGATCCCCAAAAGCATGGGAAGCGCAGGAGCTTTCGCGGCGGTAGTCACAGCAAAATACGTAGATGCACTGCCACTGTATCGCCAAGTAGATATCCTAAATCGGTCTGATATTGATATAAGCCGAGCGACGCTTGCTAATTGGTGTGTTCAGTTGGGTAATAAAGTGAAACCAGTCATTGATGAGATGAAATCAAGGCTGCTTAATGAAAAGCTTATCTGCGCAGATGAAACCACAGTACAAGTGCTACGCGAAGAAGATAGAAAAGCGCAAACCAAATCTTATATGTGGGTTTACCGTAGTGGTGAGTTCATTAAAACCCCTGTTGTTATCTATGATTATCACCCAAGCCGTGCAGCAACGTGTGCAAAAGACTTTTTAGGTGATTACTCAGGGTACTTACTCTCTGATGGCTACAGCGTATACGACACATTAGATGCAGTGACACAAGCAGCATGTATGGCGCATGCTCGTAGAAAGTTCACCGATGCACAAAAAGCGTCACCCTCTAAAAAAGCGGGAAAACCTGAAAAAGCCCTCAACTTCATCGCCAAACTTTACGGCGTAGAAAGAAAGGCAAAGGGATTATCCGCAAATGAACGGCAGAAGATAAGAAAACAGGAAGCTGAGCCAATATTGAGTGAATTTAAAGCGTGGCTTGATGTTCAAAATGTCTTACCCAAAGGGGCATTAGGTAAAGCTATCGCCTACACTCAAAAGCAATGGCCTAAATTACTCACCTATCTTGAGGATGGTGATATCAGCATCGATAATAATGTCACAGAAAGAGACATTAGGCCGTTTACCACAGGTAGAAAAAACTGGATGTTCTCAACGTCTGTTGATGGAGCGAAGGCCAGTGCTAACTTGTATAGCTTGGTAATGACGTGCCGCGCCAATGACATTAACCCGTATTATTACTTCCAGTATCTATTTACGGAATTACCTAAACGTGATCCAGTTGATGATATGTCGGATCTTATGCCGTGGCTCGTTGAAATGAGTGATGCAGAGTAAAGCATCACTAGTTCATTGAGCGCTTACCCTTTACCTAAGATGGTTGATTTTCTTTTAGGTGTTGGAGAGTTGATTGATTTCGCAATACTAACAGCCTCTTTCATATCCCGAACAAAATCAGGGACGTTTTGTGTGTCAGTTTTTCCATCATGAAAGCTGAAGAAATTCTTGCTTAATTCCTTTTTGATAGCTGCTCGTTCTTCCGGTAGTAGTTCGTCAAGATAAGCACCAATACTAGATAATTGTGTACCACGCTGGCGATATAGATTTTCTTTACTACGATGTGATGCAGATTCTTTTAATAAATATACTCCGGGAGATGTAAGCATAAGAATTGTCATGAATCTAATAGCAAACCATTCGATACCTAATTCACTAAGTTTTGGGATCGCTTTCTCTGACGGGATTTCATAAAAACCAATGTAATCATTAAATAGTTTCATTGTGATGAATATGGTCGCTATCATCCATATGACACCAAGAACACGTAAAATTTCGGCTGACCACTTCTCTGTAGTTGCTTGTCTAGTATTAGCGCTTGCTTGATATGCAGCACCGATTTCACCAAGGATTTGAGTTATTTCAGTTTTTTTGTTTCAAACGCACTTATTTCTTTATTGATTCTATTGGATATATTGTCTATTTGATCATCAACTTCGCCGTTAAATTTCTCTAGAGCACCATTCTGGATTTCTTTTAAAGCACTTAACCGTTCAGAATATTGCTTTGTTTGCCTTCTTATAGAGTCTTGTTCGATTGAAACCAATCTGGTTTGTATTTCGGTGATGGCATTAGAAACTGTATTTTCTTTCAAATTATCTAATTCTAAATTAAATGAAGTGAAATTATTATTCGCTTCATTTATATGCGTTAATTTGATTTCATCAAGCTCTGTATCAATTTTTGTTATTTTTGCATCTATTTTTTTATTAGATTTTTCTAGTTCAAGCCTTGTGCTTTTTAGATGTTCTTCAGCAGTTTTATTATTATCGTATGCGGCTTGAAGCTTTGCCTCAGTTTGATAAATTATATTAGATAAAGAATTTTTCGCTTCTTCTGCAACAACTTCAATGTTCTTTATTTCATTGAATAAATTAGTATTTTTTTGAAATGCCTCAATATTTATTTTAATATTTAGCTCTTGAAGGGCATCAAGGAAAGTTCTTTTTAAGGGGTGAATAAGTTCATTTATTCCATTTAGAGAGGTTTTTCGTTCCAAGATAGTATTGCAATGTGATAAGCCTTCATACATTAATTCATATAAGAAAGGTATGTTATTATCTCTTTCAAGATGCTCAACAATATCATAAATTTCAGTCAAGTATTTGGCTGTGCCATGTAGCTCACTTGTATGTATTGATTTTGAACTTGAGTATGATTCTTCAACTATTTTTAAGTCTTTAGCAAGTATTTCTAATTGTTCTTGTTGAGTAATGCTAGCCAAAATTTATTCCTTATTCCTTATTCCTTATTCATAAGCATAGCAACACGACCAACTACCTTAATATCATCTTCTGAGACATTGATAATTGAACCATTAAAACTGATCGCTAACTTCTTACCCGGTAGGCGCTGTAGTTCGTTGATCGAGAACGAACCATCCATATCAATTAAATACTTTCCTGATGTTGCATGTGTAGATTCTTTATCAACAAGTAGTCTTTGAGAGTCTTCCTTTACCAGAATTAGATTTTCAGTCTCTAATTCTTCACTGATGCTCTTATCTAAAACAAATGAGTTTGTTTCTTCTAAGGTTCCTGAGCGTAATCTAAAGCTATCAATTGATGTTGCATTTGCAACTTTAGACTCTTCACTCTCAGGAAAAGCCTCGCCAATGTTTAATGAATCTCTGCTTTTCGTCAC